ACATGTTATACACATATCCGAAGTATCTAAATTAAATCCAGCTACTGCATTCATTAATGCTGCTTTATAATCAGCTAATACTTCAGGAAGTAATTTCTCATTAGATTGCGCCATTGATGTAGTAGTACTTGATAGTACATCACTATTCAATGCTTCTTGTAAATACTCATATCCGTAGCAATACAATAATGTACGCTTAAACGATGCTTTGTTTTGACATACCACCGCTTCAAATGAGCAGTTCTGTGATACTATTCCACTAAACCCATGTAGTTGTGTTGTCTGTAAAATTGCTAAGGTGTCATCAACTGCTGTTGCGCCATTAATTCTTAACGTGCCATAGTACTGATTAGATAAAAATGGATCAATAGTAGAAGATGCAAAAGTGATACTAGTTGTATCAATAGCACAAAATAATAAACGTGAACGGTCCATCATGTCATTAGAAAAAGATTGATATACATCAATAAGATTCCAACCTTCAGCAATAGTGATTATCTTAGAAAATAACTTTTCTCCACTTGTTAAATCAAATATTGCTACTTCATTAGTTAATGCTACATCGTTTAAATTAGCATAAAAAGAAAGCGATTGGATTGATATTAATGATAATGCCGAGTATTGATACATAGCATCATTATAAGGTCGTAAATCAACCGTGAATCCTTTCCATTTAACACCATCGTCAGGATTAAATGTTGTTGAATCTAATTTCCTTGTTAGGTTGATAGATTCTAAAGTATTATTTAATTGAAAACTTTTACCAAACTCAGCCTCTATATCATCCGTAAAGCGAAGCAAAGCTCTTGTTTCAATATCATTATAAACGTTTTGTATTCCATCTTTATCGCTATCAATTAAATTACTTAACTGAACAGAGTTGATGAAAGGAAGGCTATTGATATACAGACCTGAAGCTGGGGGAGTTACCTCCCCACAGCCTTTTAGTCCGATATAACCACGCAAGCAGTCCATATCTTAATTAAACGTTTGTAATGCTGAAACGCTTGATACCTCTTTGACCTGAGATTACATCTCCACCATCATAAAGATCGTTAGGAGCAACCCAAGTATCGTATACCTTACGGATATACACCGCATAACCACGATCATACGTGCCAGAAGCACCTGTATAAGCATTAGTTAATGTAGTAGGACAATCGATTTCTTTGATTTGAATTTCCCAAGGGAATCCAGAGTAAACGTTTCCAACTTTACATTGGAAGCGAGGATCAATAAATTGACCAAAATGTGAAGTACCTAAACTTCCTGAGAAAGCTCCTACTTCAAGATCTTGGTATATCAATTCAACAGAACCTGGATCAATAGCTAAGATATCATTCGTAGCTAATAAAGTACGCATGTTTAATTGGTAGTAGAAGTTCCAAAGAGCATTCGCATCTACCATCATACCAGCTTGATTCATTCCTAATGCTGAAGCATTCTTCATCATGTTGAAGTTACGGAATAAATTAGATCCTCCGATAATGTCAGGAGTTCCGCAGAATTCCACATCTTCTAAAGCACCTAATAATTGTTGCATGCCTGTATTAAGATCAAGAGTTGATCCAGATAACGGTAGATTGATTGTTGCCGTTACAGGAGCAGCAAGGATAATATCCTGCGCTATTCTACGGCTCATCTTCTGATACATACCGTTTAGTTTGGTAAGGATAGCCTCACGAACAAACTTCATTACAGGAGTAGCTGGTGTTGTCCAATTAGACTTTTCAGCAGCAGCACCATCAGAACAATATTGACGAATGGTAGCAATGTCAAAGAATAAAGATTCTTGAACTTTCTTGCTTACAGGAACCGTTACTTCTTTATAACCTGGAGTTTGTCCAGTATCACAAGAGAATGATTCTTGCACCATAGCTTCAACACCACGTTGCATATATTTAATACGTACTTCACGAACATAACCACCTTCTGATTGAAGATTGTTAATCATTGTCGTAGAAGATTTGCGATTAAGAAGCATGTTTAATACTCCTGTTTCAGTAACTTTTTCGCTTGGAGCGATGTCAGGTGAATACCAATTTTTAATATCACCTAATAGATAAGGACAAAATCCTGATGCCATGTTTTTTAGTTTTAAATGTTAGAAATAGTGAAAACGGATTCTTGCGTAGCACGGCCAAAGCCCAATTTATTCTCGCTCCCTTTCGGGACAACTTATCCGCTATTTCTAGCCAACTATATTACTGCAATCAGATACTCAATTTTACTGTCCTGTCATTGCTGCTTTCTGTCTTGCGATAGATTCAGCAATTTGATCTGTTAATGATACAGGAATTTCTCTCGGAGTTCCTGCCTTATCAACATAAGGTCTTGGTGGTACTGGTGGAGGAGTTCCTCCACTTACTTTTAATAACTTATTCTCAGCCATTGTACCATCTAAAAAATCTTTAAATGCTACTTGATTGTGATTCTCTGTATAAGGCAAAGATACATCATTTATATTACGTAATTCAAATTCTTGCTTCTCAGCATTAAAAATAATCTTTGCACCCTTCTTAGATGCTGCTGTGTTGACCGCTTCACGAGCAACCATTACATTTAGATTAGCATCAGGGTAAGGATTAGCCCAATCATAGCCGTTTAAGTTGTATTTAAGAGCTAATTCTGAAAGCTGTGATGTAGTAGTAGATTTAATACTATTTATCTCTGTATCTTTAGATAATACAACTGCATCAAGTTGACCTTTCAACTCATCATATTGACGCTGTAATTCATCCTTATCTACTTTCTTACCTGAATACTCAGCCTTAGCCTTTGCTGCTTCTGTTTTTTTAATTTGTTCAATTAAAAGAGGAAACTTAGCATAAGTAGAAGTATTTGAATTAAATGAAGTTAAAAAATCGGGATCTGATAACTCTGCTGCAAAACGCTTTAAATCTTTATCGATTGGATCAAGGTTATCTGCTTTAAAAAATGCCTTTACTGCTTGTGAACTTTTAGCTTGTTGCTCATTCATCAAGTTACTATACGTAGTATTGGTGAATGCTTCTGGTAAATTAATCTTTGTTAGTTCGGCATTAGATAAAATATCCTTCATAACATCTTCTGTTATATTGGCTCTTTTCCCTATCTCAACAATAAAATCTGATAATGTAGGCATCTTGCGTGTTATTTATACTGATTTAACTAATTTCTTTGATAATTCAGCAACTTTAGCACGTTGCTCATCTGTCATTACAGGCTTTATAATAAGTTTATTGCTCTTACCATTTTGCTCATAAAGCTCACGATATGCTTGTTCTGCCTTAGCTGTTACTGTTGTTTTGAGAGTATTATCTTCCCAAATCTCAATCATTGGTTCACTATACTTAAATGGTTCTTGCGTATTCATTCGACAAATATAATTATTATTTTATTAATTATTCAAACATTTGCCTTAATTCTTTTGGAACCATTGCCGAAGGAACAGATTTAATTAAATGCTTACATCCCCAACCTCCACGAAGCGTAAGAAAACTACTTGCATTGGTACCCTTAATAAACCCTTTAGGTAAGTTTGTCTTAGGATTCAACTCAACCGTTCCATTACAAATCAACCCTTCTAACAATGTAGGTATTTGCGATTTATGAAAATATCGCATACAACTGTTCTTAGCTTTTATCATTTCAATACAAAACTCCCTAGAAGTCGTTTGTAGTCCTCCATCGTAGGCATACCAAACAAAGTCTAGGTCATCAGTTATTGCTTGATGATAATTAGCTGAATATTGATGTAGCGCATCGGTAGTATAAGTTTTAGCATAACGAACTAATGATCCATCCCCTTCAGAAGTAGTTGTCAGTTGTGTAGTGAGTTGTTTTACAAAGTCTGTGTATCTTCCTCCTGTGGTGATGTTCTGTCTTAATATATCGGCCAATGGATTAGTAACATTTGCCTCTAGTCCCGACTTCGTAAGCCCTACAACCGTAGCATTAATAGATTCCTCCTTGATAGCTGTATATAAATCTTTCATTCCAAAGGAAGAAGATACTGCATTAAAATAGTTGTTATGAAGATCAGCAACAGAATCAAAGGAAGTAACAAAATCATTAACACTATTCATGTATTTCTTATCAAGAATAATATTAGATAATTCCTTTCTAATCTTACCAACAATACGAATGTTCTTGGCAGTTACTTGTATCTTGCCTTCTTTGACATCTAAATCCTTTGTCATCAAAACTACTTCATCAAGGATTCTACGTTGTGCTGCCGGCATAGCATCGTTGAATGTATTAACTGATACATCCAACGCTTTAATCAACTGCTTTATTATCTCATCAGGACTATCCACCTAGTTGTTGTTGTTGGAATGTTTGCGATGCCTTCAAGGCTTTATCTTGTGCCATATTTAATTCTTCATCTGCCATTGCAGTTAATATTGCTACCTGCTCTGATCTCATCATATCAAAGAAATCTTTATTCTCATCAATAGCTCTTTCTAAATATTCATTAATATTAAAATGCAAAGTAGCTGTTGAATCTGTAATCCATCCACTTTGAGCTGCTGATAATATCTCATCAGGAGTACTTCCAGATAACGGATCTAAAGAAACTATCATCTCGTACTTTCTTTTAATTTCTTTATTTGTCGGGAATAACTTTGTAGCTAGATCAATTTGAGCAGCATTAAATATTGCTGTACTCGCTCCTGATGTTTTTAGTTTCTCTAAATCATCCATCATTGATTGTGCTGATATCAAATCATATTTATCAGGAACATTAATTGTCGGCTCTAGTTGTTTAAGTTTAGAATAGTCATAGTTTAATACCATTCCATAACGCTGTACGATAGTATAATCACAAACCGCATCTAACACCCTTACTAAATCTTCAGCAACGGAATGAATCCAACTATTTTGATCTTCACGATCTATTGATTTAGCAATCCCTGAATTTACTGCTGGGACATCAGCCATGTCTTGCATATTGATTGCTGAAAGAGCGTTGTAAATATGCGCTTCTACCCCATCAGCCATGAATCGTAATGCCTCAACAGGAGGAGTAATAAACCCGATTGGATCGCCTGATAGTGGTAACTCGTCAGCCGTTGGTGGTGTAATCTCTAATATATCAAACGGATTCATCGGAGCTACGCCCTTACCCATACAAGTAGAACATTTGATCTTAACACCTTCTGAGTTCTTAATCATACTTGATCCGTTGCACCCCTTACATGGTTGTTGTTTGTAAATCCACATCTTAGGAATCTGATAAAGCTTCAATCCTACTAGATCAGAGTATTCACGGATTGCTTCTTGTAAGAATGGAACCATTGATTGTATGCGACTTTCGGCAAGTAATGAATCTTTTGTATAATCTGTAACTATTCCTCTCATCATTACAACAGGAATATCTTCTCCTCTATGTTCATAAATCCATTCTTGCGCAAAATTACCATTACCATCTACTTGAATAAACTTAGTTATAGTAGTATCTGTTACACCATAGTAGATCGATCCTTCTATACTATTACGACCATAATAATGTGATTCGTTTGATTTAAAAATATAGAATTGATCTATTACATAATCAATTACATTAGGCGCATTAAATATGATAGGAATAGGTTCTATGTATTCATTTTCTTGCACTTCAAATGATTTAGGCATTACTAATACAAAAGCATTTGCATCAATCAGCATTTGCATCAACTGAATAGAGAATGACCAATTTGTTATGCTGTCATACTCTGGATAATCATCCATAAAATAACATTCAGGACCTTCTTCATTTATAATTGTTGAAGGTACTTTGCTACTGTCAAACTGAATGATCCAATCGGGTGATTTACGAATCTTTTGAAGTGCATTGAATACCCTCATTACCGTTGGCTTAGTATTAGGTACAAAGTAAGCCTCTCTAAACTTACGAATAGCTTCTGTTTCTCCAGGTCGAGCTGCCTTGATTATATCTCCAGGGAAGCGACCAGTAAAATGAGTATTAATAGTTTCGTACAACTTAACCGATTCAGCGTAATAACGATGTCTTTTGTGTGGTTTAGTGTGATAGTCTTTGATGTTTTGTGTGGTAATGATGTAGCTTTCCATTAGATGAATAGTCTTTCTTTTAATACGGTTGATTTATTCACGTGTGGAGTTGATTTCACACCTACATTATATGCGTAATGTTGAACGTAACGGTTATAAATATTTTGAATGCGTGATGATATATTGTTTCCTCCCATTGATAAGAATGTAAAGTTACTTCTAATATCTACTTCATTTATATATTTGCTTTCTTGTGGTTCCCAAAAAGAAGGTTTAAAAGGTATTTGCATTTTTAACTTAGAGTGAGCAATAGCATAACTAAATGATGGCTCATCGGGTTGCTCTGCTCCTATTTTACGGTTAACTAATGTATTGGCAAGATAGAACTCATTAGCTAACTCAAATACTTTTTTACTTTCTTCTGACTTATCAAAGATAATTACTTCTGAAGATGTATTAAGCCATTGCTTAACATTAAACTCTTTCTTTGAAGCATTTACATCAATCCAATCATTAGTATCTGTAAAACCTCTATTTGCTATCTGAAACCCTTTTATTGATTCTAATAACGTAGTAATAGAATGATTAGGCATCATCACCATATCTGCATCAAGGTATATTGTCTTGTCAAATGGCGACAAGTCAAATAATGACAACTTTACTTTAAATGGATTGCTATCATTGTTTAATATCATCTTATTAAAGATAAACTTTTGTACTGTCGTATAGTCATTAGTACAGTTGTCGTGAATTAAGCAGATAGGCAATAATGGATCTGTATGTTTAATTGATACGGCTAAGTTAAAAGCCATATTTGCATACATACGATGTTTCTTTGCAATGATTACTACTCCTGTTGTCATGATAGTTTTTTAAATAGTTTACCCACTTTTTTTCTTAGCTCCACTTTTAATTGAGCTAGATTACGTTTCATATTAGTAGCCCAAAGAGGCTGAATGTCTTGAATTGGACAAAAATAAGGAACTGTATCTATACTAAGGTTGTTGCTGTATAATTGTATTGATAAGGCATCATGGGTATTCTCATCTAACAGATCAAACCATGCAACCCATTGCTTATCTGCTTCAATATAAGCATTAAAGCCTTCCCCTCTTGAATCAAAGTAATCCTCTCCTTTCATCTTATGCTCAGGAGTAATCCGAAGCACTTTCAAACGTTGGTACATTATAAAGTCATTCCAATTAAAACCAAATTGTTCACCTGTATTTGATCCTATTACCATTCTTGTACATGGTAAATTTGTAGATGAATAATGAATTAAAGTATCTGAGATATATTCTATTGATGCACAATCATCTGTAAACATTATACGATAACACGCAGTAGGTAAGTTTACTGGAATATCAAATAAAGTAAGATCACTTAACTTAATGCACCATGTGATATATTCATTATCGTATATAACAGGATAATCAATAGTTGTATTATTATAATGATCTGAAATATCGGTAGTGCCATCTTCTGAAATAATAGTAAAACTAGATCCAAGATTCATTTCTTTTGCTGAAATTAATCCTATGCATCCATCAAAAGTAGAATCCTCAATAAATATCAACTCCCCATTTGCTGCTGCGTTAATATATTGTGAAAATGTACCGTTACCATTAACCGCTAATCCATTAGTTGTTCCCCATTGTGGAGTAATGCTCCCCAATGTACGGTTATTAATCTCAAAGGTAATATTTGCTGTACCTCCTATATTAGCAGGGGTATTATTACTTACAATAGGAAATAGATCAATTCTACTTTTGCATAATTCACCATCGTTATTAATAGTCCAATATAAATTAGGATCATAAATAGTAGCTTGTGAAATAGAGCCGACAAAAGTATTAGAAGGAACCAATACAAGCGCATTTATATTGTATATTCCAATAAAGTGCCCTAAAGGGACTTCGTAAAAAGTAATGGTTGGTACATGGGCGGAAATTACTCCTAATAATTCATTTCCATAATAAACAGATATGCTTCCTGCGGTAATATTTGAATCTATTTCAACGCCATATCCTAGTTGATCTATCAATATATTACAAACAGTAGATATTGTTCCGTTAGCTCCTGGGGTTGCAATAGTTACTTTATTTGATCCATACACCCACCCACTCCCTAAAGTCCAGTTGTTTGCGTTACCTTGAAAACCAGAATTAGCATTCATCTCTTTACCTAACTGAATATCGCCATTATCAACCCATTCAAAACAATTTAATATCTGTTCTACATCAAATGTAGATATTGTGCAAGTACCATCAAACAACTGGTAAGGATCTTCTACAATCCATATTTTATCTTCACGTGTCCTTGCTGTATGATAAAATAAATAAGTTCCGATGGTATCTAATAATGCCACTTGTGAAGCAGCTACATACACGCCAATCTTACCCGTTAATTCTGTTACTTCCACAGTAACTACATAATGTGTCCCTACTACCATAAGTTGGGATAGTGTTTGCGCTAACTTGTTTCCCGAACCAGTCCCCGTATAAATAACGTTATCGGTTCCATACGCCCAACCTGTCCCTAATGTCCATCCAGAAGCATCGCCTGAGAAATCGGGATTTGTAGTCCAGTTTGTTTCAGGATCAAAAATGGTACACATCTGCTCATAACCACATGGCTCTTGTTTAACTTGAACGCACATCATATCATCAGGCTGCATCATTTGAGCGTATGCCTTGTTATCATTATTCAGACATGACTGACTATTGTCAGTAAATATGATCGGTTGATTGGGTATAAATTCAATTGGCATTTTGCGTTCTATTTGTAAATAATGTAGCTTGCATTATTTGTGTTTGATGATTGTAAGTTATTGATTTTATCCATGCCGTTCTGATATTCTCTGGCATAGAAAAAAACTTGTATGACATTGCAGGATCTTGAACGATTAAATTAAAATCTTCTTTTGTTAATGGCATGTTGAATATATGTTGCTCAATCGCATAATCATCTGTTGAGTAGTCAGCAACAACACCACCTCCTATTGTATTGGCTATACATGACCAGTTAGTGAAGTATTTAAGAAT